AATGAGGCGAGCAGTTCGGCGGGCCATGAGAGAACATCCCCTGCCAGCATTATTCGGCTTGGGCTGATTCCCCAAGCGTCTTGAGTTTTCCCTCCGTGAATTCCCACATGCCGGTGATGTTGCCGTCGTAATGGTCTTCGAGCTTCAGATAGTTGTCGTCACCGTAGAGGGATTGCATGAACCGTATGAGCATGAGTTCCGATTGCAGCACGTCGCCGGTGTCGGTGGAGTTGACGATGCGGACGAACTTCGCGTTGGTGAGTAGTTTGGCGAGCTTTTCGCCGCCGTCGTCGGTGATCGCTATGTCGAATTTGCTGGCTGTCATATCGGGTTGCTCCTATGGTTATTGGAATCGGGTTGGGTAAAAAGAAAACCCCGCACCGGGCGAACCCGATGACGCCTGATGCGGGGTGGTATTGAATGCGTTCCGGTCTTACGGCTTCGGAACGGTATCCGGCTCCATGAACGTGCGCTGCGCAGGATAACTGTCGGTGGCGTACGCGGTGATGGTGAAACCGTAGGAGACGAGCGCGGTGGAGACGTGGCTCACGTCGTCGGTTATCATGAACGTGGCGTCGGGCATGACGTGGCGTATGCGCTTGCCGCGTACGAGTTCGTCGACGACGATGACGTGATGCTCGGGGCTGATGGCCGACTCGGAGTAGGTGACCATGCCGGTGGTGGCGTCGACGGTCACGTTGTCGGAGCCGAATGCGGCCTTGAGCAGGTCGACGTTCTTAGATTCGACTGCCGTACCGGTCCACGTCTTGGCGAACGTGGGATCGTACTGGAATATCTGCTCGCCGCCAGCGTCGTTCACATTGTCGCCCGGAGATAGGGCAGCGGGTTCAGTCAGCCCGTCGTCGCTCATGTAGCCGAGTCCGGCGAACGCGGTGTTCAGTGCCTCGTCGTACTTGGCGGGCAGTACGGTACCTGCGGGCGCTATCCAGATGTACCCGGACCGCGTACCGTCCTTGTACGGCTTGGATGCGCCGACGTTCTTGGTGTTTTGCAGAAGTGCCATATGTGATTACTCCTTAATCAGTGGTTTCGACTCAGGCGCCGGTTTTGGTGGAGTGGACGATGGCGCGGAACTTGTCGGAGCTGCCGAGGAAGCCCCAGCCGATGGCGACTTCGACGCGGAGCAGCACCTGATTGACGGCCGCGAGGTCGTTAGCCTTACCGTCCGGGTTGCCGACGTCGAACACTTCGATACCGGTCAGGGGGATGACACCGTACTTGAAGCGGTTGCGGAACGAGCCGACCACGCCGTCGAGTTGCAGGTCGGTCAGCGCGCCGGAGCCGGTGGCCGCATTCTGATCGGCTACGGTGGGTGCGACGGCGAACGGGACGTTGCCGATGTTGACCTGAGTTGCCGCCAGAGGCATGCCGCCAGCGAACGTTCCGGACGATCCGATGGTCGTGGTCTCGTCTCCGAGAGCACCCATGTAGGTACCGGTGATAGCACCCTGAAGGTCGTAGTCGGCCTGATTCTCACCGAGGTCGCGCACGGTCTTGCGCAGCGCTTCGGACGCGGCGGTATTGCCGGGGGTGGGCGTGGTCGGCTGGGTCCACGACACCTTGGAGGCCTTGTTGAGCAGGAAGTCGTTGATGCGGGCAACCTGCGACGCGGCCTTGTCGAAGGGGTTGAGGCCGAAGATGGCCGCATAGTCGAGCGCGCGTCCTGCTGCGGCGTTGACTGCCGTCTGGAACTGTCCGAGGATATCCTTCTGGTAGGGGTTGGTGATCAGCTGTGCCATGACGGACTGCGGCATGCCAGCGGAGAACGTCAGTCCCTCGCCGTGGTTGTTGTAGGCGTTCGCGCCGTACATGGTGAGGAACCGCTTCGGGAACCGCTGGCTGTACTGGAAGGTGATCGGGGTGATGCGCTGCGACGTGTTGGTCGCATCGTTGGACTTCTTCGTCGTCTCGTTGGCGGTTGCTCCGGCGAAGTCTTCGGCGAAGATCTGCATTTCGCCGTCGAAGTTGATGACCTGAGTGTCCTTGCCTTGCAGGTCGAGCGGTGTGGGTGATGCGATTCGGGCGAGCGCGGAGGGGTTCGTCTGTTCGGATATGAGGTCGTTGGAAACGAAGTCGGGTGTTATGCCGATGGTTGTAAGTGCCATGAGGTGATTGTCTCCCAGTTATTGATGTGCGTGATTCAACTTCCCTGTTGTTTCACGGCTGGGTTCGCCTCATTCGGGTTTTTATACGGTCCCGCAACCTCATTGCCCCATACCAGCGGCCTGTACTCCATTGTATCACACTTGTCAAGTGTTTCCGTGTAAAAAACAAAAAAAGAGGGCCGCGCCGCAAAAGGTTTGAAAGCGGCCGCCCTCAGTGCGTGTTACTTGTATATCCGGCACTTGCGCACTTGCCGGGGAGGTAAGTTTAAATGCGAGGTATCGCACCTCGCGTATCCGCTATGCCGTTCAGCTCGTTGGTGGTCACGGATAACCAATGCCTGATTGCTCAGGCAGCCAACTCATAGCCTACTGAAACTGCGTGCTCGGAGATGGGTTTGAACCACCGACCTGATGCTTATAAGGCATCTGCTCTCACCTGCTGAGCTATCCGGGCCAGATGGTTCGCGGAGGCCCAGCCAACAAGGAAGGAGTCAGGCGTTCGTCTATCCGACGAGAGGTGATCTCCGCGAACCACTCATATTCTATCACAACGCCGGAAGCCGACATCTCTTGCGATGTTGGAGTGAATGCAACCGGCTCATATCAGAGGTTCTACAACCTCTCACAAGAAACACTATAACATACAATCCAAAATCTACCACCATCGGCGTGTCGCACTCGTCTTCGTCCTCGACCTGCCCTGCACCGTCCGATCCGACTTCGCCCTATTGCACCGGGCATGGGCCGCCACCAGATTCTCCATCCGGTCAGAACCCCCAGCATGAACGGGCACCACGTGGTCGGCGGTGAACGCCATCGGACTCGACGGCGGCGCATCATAGTCGATGGGCATACCACAGTAGGCGCACGGCGCGTTCAGCTCGCGTGACCTGCGCCGGAGCGCAGCCCGGTTCGACCGGTACAGGCTACTGTCATGACCATGACTCACGCGTACACCGTCCTGCGGGTCTTCTCCAGCGGCTTGTTCACATTACGATACCAGACAGCCTCCGCAAGCCCCTTCAAACCGGTCACCGTGGCCGGCCTGCCATCATCATGCGTCTGCCTGATCGCATCGAACTTCCACAGGTCGCCGGATGGGCGCTTCTGCGCGTTACGCACCTCATCCGTCAAGTCGGGCGAGTTCGGGTGTTTGAACAGGCCACTGTTGAGAGCGTCCATGAACCCCTGCTGGGAGGCCAGAAACTCCTGATTGTTCAACTGCACCACGTCCATGGATCCGGGAATGTATTCCATGAGCGGCTTGTTCAACGCGCCCGCGTCGAGGATAATCACCGTGTGCCGCGGCATCCCCTTGACCGCTTCGCCTATCCACTTCCAGCTCTCGTTCGAGCTGCGCTCGGAGATGATCTCCCCGGTGATATACCGCCATTTCGGATAGGACTCCGTGCCGTCCACGGTTTCCGCTGTCATGGAGGCGACGCTCATGGCGAGCGTGCCGCTCATGGGATCGCTGGTGATGGCTATGACGTTCGTGTTCGGGTCGTTGGCGATGTCCAGCGTGGCCGCCTGCCAGAGTTCAGCCGGTATTGCGGGCGGTATCTTGTCCTTCCACCATAGGCCGAGGTCCTGTATGCGCATGTCGAGCAGTCCTGCGGCCCCGTTCTGTCGGGCGACGGCGAGGTCGTTAAGGAACGCGCTATCGTCGATTACCTTGGGGTACAAGGGGTTGGTGAGCGCCCACAGGCTCTTGTCGGTCAGGTCGGCCATCTCATCATCGATGCCGTAGCGCACGGCGTACACGCCATCCTGCTCGCTCGCGGTGTCGAGCAGAATGTTGAACGTGTCTCCTATCGAATTGGGTAGGAACGGAGTACCAGTGTAGACGACGAGCGCGTTGGGCTTCGTTTTGAGCGTCTTGGTGATCATGCCCTCGTAGTCGGCTTTGAGTTCCTGCGCCTCATCGAAGATGACGATATCGTAGGTGCCGCCCATGCCGGCTGAGGGGTTGCGCCGTGAACGGAATGACACGGTGCCGCCAGTGGAGAGCCGAATGTACTCTTTGCCTGCACCGGACGCGAACTTGCCGCCGTCAGCCTTGAGCTCGGCGTTCAGCTCTTCGCTGTGCGAGATGGTGTCGAACACGTCCTCATAGATTTTGTGCACTACGCTCATCTCGTGTGCGGTGACGAGTATGGCGGCGTGCATGACGTACATGGCGTAGACTATGAGCGCGGTCAGCAGCTTCGTTTTGCCGTTCTGTCGTGGAGTGTTCAATGCGACGCGCGGATACTTCCACTTGCCGTGCTTGTCCTGCGCGAACGCCTCGTTGAGGAACCGGATCTGGAACGGCAGTATGCTGCCGCCGCTCCAGTTCACGTATTGTGCGGCGATGATGGCGACGTTGCTTTTCGGCTTCACGGCTCGACGCCAGTTCGGGTTTACCGTAAGCAAACGTTTCCTCCTTACGACAGGTTGTAGCGGCGCAGCACCTGTGGGGTGGCGCCCTTGCCGAGCGCGTCGCCTATTGAGGCGATGTCCTGCGGCGTGTACGGGAACAGTGAGTCCCACGCCAGTTCGGGGACGCCGGCCGTGGCGAACACGCCGTTGACTTGCGCGCGGATCAGCGCGGCGCGGCTGACGAACGGCTCGCGGTTCGACACGAGGCTCTGCGTCTGCTCGCCCAACGTGGCAAGCTCAGGAAAGTCGACGGGGCTGTTCTTCGTCTCGCCTATCATCTCGTAGGCGGTGAGCGTGAGGAGCGTGGTTAGCTTGTCGGTATCCCACTGCTCCATGTATTTCGCCTGTGGTACGACGACCTGGCCTCCGGCCTGGACGCGGTCGTAGGAGAAGTTGGTGAAGTCGTTCGGGTCCTTGTCGCCGGCGACTTTGATCTCCACGTCTGGCGACGTGCCGGTTACGACGGGGCGCGGGACCATGATGTTGCCGAGCGAGTGCCCCAGACGGAGATCGAAGTCGAGTGCGCGAGCGGCGACGAGCATGGCCTGCTGGTTCACCGGTGGCCGGATGAGTTGGAGGCAGTAGAGGCCCGGTATGACTTTCCCGTCACCGTCGTAGCAGGAGCCGTCATAGCTTATGTCCTTCACTTGTGACACGTCGGGTATCTTGTCCGGGTCGGTGATGGTGTCGACCATGACGGGGTCGTTGGCGCTGACGATGACCTGCTGGTATTCTACCTGTGACGCGCTCGCAGCCTGTTTCTGGGCGAAGCTGCCCAGAGTGCTGTCGGTCGACGTGGAATCGTCGGTTGCGCTGTCAGTAGAATCGGTGGTATCGGATGCCGTATTCACGTCCGGTTCGTTGTCGTCATGCGCATTCACGTCCGACTTGTTGTCGTCCTGCGTCTTCTTGGCGAGGGCCTGCAATGCTGCTGCCTGCGCGGCCTGCTGTTTCGCCTGTTCGGCGCGCGCCGCCGCCTGCCCGTCATCGACTGGCTCCCAATCGTTCTTCTCCACGCGACCGTTCGGCTGCATGATGAAATACACGGGCGCTCCGAGCACCGCGTTGTATATCATGTTGGCGAACATCGTGTTGCCGGGGTTCGTGAAGTTCGTCACCCTCATCCTGTCTGAGTATCCGCACGCGGCGCGGTCAATCCACGGGAGCATGTTGATCGTCTTCATGACCATGGCTATTCCCCTCTCATCTTCTGCAATGCGGTCTTCGTCTTGCGTTTCGACCCGGATGCTTTCTCGGCTTGGTCTATGCTCACGGCCTCATCATAGTTCTTCGTGAGCAGGACAAGCAGTTTGGTGAACTGTTCGTACCGTTTCGCGTACAGATCGTATTCGGCTGAGGACTCGGGGTCGTCACTGTCCTGCGCGGCTATCATGGACTGGTAGGCGTCGTTGATGACGTCGTTGACCTGTTCGATGCGGCCCTTGAGGTTTTTCTCACTCTGCCCCGCCATCACCATTGTCCTTCCTCATCCATGGGAATACGCTTGACGGGTCGTTGGCCCAATCCCACTGTCCTTGGAATATGCGCATCTGCAACGGGTTCATCGCGTAGCCGACGTTAGGCTTCGGCTTGATACGCTGTCGAGCCGCCGTTGATCTGCGAGTCTGTTTTCCCGTCATCGTCCATCCTCCATCGTATTCGAATATCGCAGTCGCAGCCGCCCGACCCGCCGTGCGCGGAGGCTCCATGACGCGCCCACACCCCGTAGGCGTTGGCGTCGTATGGGTCCCACACACCGCATCGGTCGAGGCACCACTGGCATGTTTCAGCGCCTTCTGGTGTTCTTACGACCTCTTTGATGAGCCCCTGGGCGGCTCCGAGTTTGATGCCTGTCTCCATGGCTGGCATGGCGAGGTCCCTCTGGTATTTGGCGAGGAACTGTCTGACCGTGGAGTCTTTGGTGACGTCGGCATCCATGAGCCATCCGACGCGCTTGCCTATCTCGTCGCGCGTGAAGTCCTTCAGCTGGAAGCCTGCCGCCTTGGAGGCGACGCCGTTGAACAGTTGGGATAGTGCGTCGCCTATGCCCTTGGGGTCGCGGTCTTTGCGCGCCTTGTCGACCGCCTGGACCATGCTGTCGGTGACGAGCAGTCCGGATGGTGACACGGTGATATCGTAGAGGTCCTGTATGCTGTCTGCGAGCGTCCTGTACATGTCAGACCGCCAAGTATGGTATCTGCACGTCCACGGTGGTCGTGTACTGTCCGGCCTTGTCGTCGTCGTCGGATAGGCCGCCGAGCAGCGGACGGCCCAGTATTTCGAGCGTCGTGCTGTCGGACCACTCGTTGATAGTGTCCACTATCGTGTTGCCGGTCTCGTGCGCGGTGACGAAATCGTCGGAGAACACGATGAACATGAGCTGGAGGCTTTTCCTGAACGAGTCGGTGTCGATGGTGCTGGTGCGCTGCATGACAATGCATGTCCCATTATCGGAACCGATGGATTTCAACGGTGCGATTCCCGTGGCCTGTTTGACGGCTTGCGCTACTTCGGCCATGATGGCCGTATCGTTGACGTTTCCTAGTTCTTCCATTCAACGTCCTTTCCCAGCGCGTTCTCCACGTCTTTGCGCCTGAGCGCCCACTTCTGGCCGCGTACGGATGCGCCGCCACGAACAGTGCCTTTGAATGACGTGGCGACGCTCATGGTGCGGACGACGGGGTAGCGTCGCTTCTTCTCGGCGGTGCCGATGTCCGAGGCGCGTGACAGGGATGACCCGACGCGCTGCGCTATTCCGGTCGCCTGCCTCCTGCATTCTGCTATCATGCCGGGTGAGGTGAGGAGGTTGTTGGTGGCCGCGTTGGGCGCGTTGACTGCTATTCTCAGGCCTTTAAGCGATGCCATTGATGCTCTCCGCTCTCGCCGACCATCGGAACGGCGTGTATCTGACGGCGTTCTCATCCTGTATGCCGTCGTCCACGGCGGTGATCCGGTACGTGTTGCCATGCCATGCGAACGTGTCCTTGACGGACAGCACGCGGGTGACTGGCTGCACGACGTGCAGGACGACGATGAGGTTCGACGCTGCGGCGACGCCTACGGACTGTTCTTCAGCGGAGTTAACGCGCTCGACGAGGCAGGTGACTGGTATGGTCTGCACGCTGGTGTCGCCGCCGAAATAGTCGTCGGACGCGGTCTTGTGCTTCACGTCGATGATGGTGGTTTTCAGTCCGTAGCTCATAAGCTTACCTGTGAGATCGTGGCACGCCCGATACCCAGGTTGGCGAGTTGTGCCGAGGTGAAGAACACGTCTTCGCTGTTGCCCGCCCATGTTCCACTGAATGAGTAGCCTCCTGCGGTCTGCGTGAACTGGCTGAAACTGGACAGGTCCTGCTCGCTGCCCTGATTGTCGATGACTCGTTTCACGTCGAGTGCCACGTTGACGGCTACGGCGTCCCGCGCCTGCTCGTAGGTGAGCTGATCGTAGTCGGGCGACGTCTCGTTGATGAGCGCGTCGAGGTCTTTGCCTTCGTTGCGCATGAGTCGCCTGAGGACGTTTCCGGACGCGCCTATCTTACGCCCCACGTATCCGGCGAGGTTCGCGGGGACGTCGGCGTGGAGGTAGAGTTCCACGTCGTCCAAGGCGCATACGGGCGTGAGTTCAGGCATTGACGATTCCTGTCACGAAGGATGGCAGGTCTGCCTGCTTCTTGTTGAGTGACGGCACGACTTTCATGTGGCCGGTGACGTAGGCGTCGATGCCTTTCTTGAACTCGTCTAGCTTGTCGGGGTCTTCTGGCAGGATGGATGGGTCTATGCCGTATTCGCTGGCGACGCTTTGTCGGCGTGCTTCGATGCGGCCTTTGGCGACGCCTTCCTCGTACTTGCGTTTGGCGAGTTCTTCGGCGGTTTCGCTTGCGGCTTTGGCTTTGGCGGCTTCGGCTTCCTTGTCGGCGAGCTTGCGGGCGAGGATGCCGTCGAGCTCCTTCTGCGTGTAGGTGCGTTCGACTATGGCGGGCTTCGGCTCGGGCTTGGTGGCATCCGTGCTGCCGCCGCTTTCGGCTTCGGTGTCGACGGTGAGGATGTGATGATATCGGGTTTTTGTTGTGAACAAGGCGCTCTCCTTGGCATAATCAATGGCTTGTCGCTATTGATTATATCACGTCGAGCGCCTTGTTTTTCAGCTGGCGAACCCTTCTGCTTTGGCTGCGCGGATCGCGTCGGTCTTGGTTTTTCTGCGGACCTCCTTGCCGCATGTCGGGCATTTGATGAGCCACGCGGCTTTGATGGTGTCGCGGATGAACGGGTAGAGTCCGGTGCCGCTGACGTCCTGCGGGACGAGGTGTAGTCGAATGATGTTGCAGCGCGCGCCGCATGCTGTGTGTATCATGATTCATGCTCCTTGGTTTGTTGCGAACATGTCTCATATTCCTCTGAGACTTATTCTTTGGTGCCTTACGGATTGTTTTGCCGCATGTGCGATAGATTGTTCGCGTTTAGTCCGATAGGCTGTCTATGGTTCCTTTATGTGCTTCTCACGCTATCCGGCATTATAGCTGGCGCATATCACTCCGCGCTTGACGTCAGGCGAGCATATCCCGATGAGCTTCACTTTGACATGCTCGCGGGTCGTCCACGTATCGTCATTATTGTAACCGTGCTTTTCTTTTTCTTCTTTAGCCTCCTTTGCCGTCTGCGTCACGGTCGGCATGTGGCCCATGCCTAGCCATGAGCTGATAGGGTGAATGCTTTTCGCGTCATCGGCATCGCGTGCGGCGACTACGGCGCTGTCGAACGTGTCGTAATCGTTGTTGACGTTCTGGCTTATCAGATAAAGATTCAGAGTGTTTCCGTTGCTCATTCCGCTACCGCCTTGCGCGCGGCCGATAAGATTCTTGAAACATAATCCCTATCGGTCACAAGTTCAGATTCCTGTCGATATGCTTCGATAAGTTCCGGGAGCGCCGCGTCAATTTCCGCGTCGGTAGGTTCAGCGGTACGACCTGCGACATAGCCTTGCCGCTTTGCAGCCGGGTAACCCGCTATAGATTCAACATACTTGCACATTGGATCATCGGCATCCGTTGGCGCAGGATATTTATTCTCCGCTTCATCTTCTGCGATACTCATTCTGTCACCGCCTTACGGGCAGCATCGAGCACTGTGCTTGCTTTTGATCGGTACATGTCCCGCTGCTGCTTGCTCAATTTCCCCCAAGCGTCGGTGTACTCGGATTCCGTAGGGTTCAGGTCTGCCATGTTGACCTCGGTTTTCCACAGCGCGTAAGCGGCCTCTTCCACCTCCACGGTGCTTGTTCTGGCCGTGCGACCGGCGACATACCCATCAGCTCTGAGACTGACCTTCTGCGGGTAATTCGGCACAGACACGGCATGCCCGTCATGACGCTCGATATGGGAGGAACCGACATACTGTGATTGCGCCCACTCTTCGGCTTCATCTGTTGCGATGCTCATTGCTTCTGCTCCCTATATGGATTGTTCCGAGACATTGGCCGACCCGACACTGCTAGGTCACGCCCTTCCGTGAAACCTTCATCCCACGCTTTCGCTCGTATCTGAGCATCATGAGCAGCAAGAGACTGGATGGTTACCCTATCCGCTTGAGACATTTCACTCAGTAGATCCTTCCATGTGCAATAGTCGTCGGTAAGCCACATGTCATCTTCCTTCGTGGTGGGATATGTTCTGGTCTCATCCCCCATCGTGATGGTCAGCAGATAGATACCATCCGCCGTAGGCTCCGGCGTATTCTCATCCAGCTCGATCGGCGTGTACTCCTGTGTCATGATTCCTCCTTGCTGTCCGAAAGCGGAAGAGCATCGACTATCTCCACCGCTGCATACCGTCTGTGTGCATCGACTTGATCTCGCGCGGTTGTCAGAATGCCGAACCCAAGACCTTTGAGAATCACGTCAACGTCAGCCACTTGCTGATCATGGTCAGGCCTATGCCTAGTCGCCCAGAATGCACCAGCTTCGAATGCTGTCAGCATCATACTTTTGTATCCCGCTGTGGCGTCGAGTGCAATCTCGCTGATGTCATGTTGTCCGGCGAAATTCTCGGAGGCGTCACTCAGATCGCGCATCATGATTCCTCCTCGTGGTATCGCCCGGACTTCATGTCCGCGCGGAGTGCGGAGACGAACGCCTTCGAGTACCCCGTTCTCGCGGTTATAATCTCATCCGCATCCCTGTCGCCCTGATGTGCGCGGATGAGATTCACCAACTCGTCTATCCTGTGTTTCCTGCTGCTCATCGCAACTCCTTTCGTCGCTATCAGGATACGACGAAAGAGTCTGCGACACGCCGTAGTGTATGTCAGTCGCCCACGTAGTCGAGGATGGACCGCCAGATGGTCTCCGCTTCGGACTCGGGCAGACCGCTGACTCTCGCCCGTTCCATGAGATCGTCGTGGATGGCCGTCCGGTTCTCCGGGTGGTTGATGTACCTGCCCAGCGCCCAGTCGTGCAGCACCGTGTTTCGCTGCCCTTCGGGCACGATGCTCATGTCGGGCTTGGCTTCGCTTTGTGAGGCGAGACGCCGGATGGTTCGGGTGTCATGTGGGGCCGTCTTGGAGCGCTCGATGTAGTCGTGGTCGCTGAGCCATGCGAGCATCTGCTCGGTCAGTTCGGGCACCATGCCGTCTGCGGGGAGGTCCACGAGCTTGTAGGAGCCGTCTGGGACAATGCTCATTGCGCCTACGACATAGCCTTTTCGTTCGAGCCTGATGTCGATGGGAAGTCCGGCTTTGAAGCCTTTCCACTTGGGGTGCGCGGCGTTCTTGATTCGTCCTCGCCACTCGTCGGGTATCCGATAGTAGGCGTGAGCACCGCCGTGCGGCGTCTTGACGAGGTAGGTTTGCGGGAATGCGTCCGACCCGTAGGGGCCTATAGCCGTGTTGAAGAGTTCCCAACCGGATGGCTCGCCGTCGTTCTTCGTGGAGTCGAGGTCGATGATCATGTACCCCTCGTCGGGAACTGTCGCATAGGATATCCGGTCTTTCTTCAACGCTTCAGATGCGGGGACGCCTCCGTTCTCAGTGCCGGCCTTCCATCCGATGGCACGCTTATCAGTGCCGCAGTTGGCGAACCGGCATCCGAAACCGTAGATGTTCGGGTCGACCTGCCGCTCGTCGCTGATGTCCAGCTGCACGTCGGGGATTGGCTTGACTTCTGGCATGTCTTCGCGCATCTCAGCCTCATAGCCTTTTCGGTAGGCGTCGAAACGCACTTCGTCCTTGACGACGATGACGGAGTGGACGAGACCGTCGATCTGCTTGCTTTTGCGACGCAGTCCCATCTTGTTGAGGCTTTGCTTGGTGACGTGCATGCCTGCTGGGCGGTCTGCACTGTCAGCGTAGCCGTTGACGCAGATGGAGTCGCGCATCCATGTCTCTACTTCGTTCATGTCGCTGCTGTCACCGATGTTCACGTCCGTGTAGGCTTCGTCGGATCGTCTCCATTCGAGCCATGACACGTACAGGAACGGTGTCATGCCGTAGTCGCGTATGAACTCTCGTAGTGGTTTCAGTGTTTCCGCTGTCTGCCCGTCCTTCATTCTGACGAGCACGAGGCGGCGGTGCGATGCTTCGGTGATGTCGCTTATCACGGGGTTGTTTGTGGCGATGACGAGTGTGGGCGTGGCTTGGACGATGTTGGCATTCTCCCCTATCTGCCTGGCGTTGAACGTGTCGCCGGTGCTGATGCGTTTGACCACTCCCATGGTGCGCTCGTCCACTACGTCGGCTTCCTCATCGAATACGAAGCTGCGTCCGATGAGCTTATATGCTTCCTGTTCGCCGGTGAACCCGCCGTTCTGCGCGAGGCGTTTGAGGTCGATGTTGGTGGCGCTGCTTGGCCACTGGTTGCGTATCCCGTTGAGCAGTATGCCTTTGCCGTTGCCGCCTTCGCCGTACAGGACGAAGGTGAATAGCTTGTATGGTTCCAGGAGGTTGCAGGCGAACATGCGTATCAGGTTCGCGGCGCTATGCTCGTCGGCGGTCATGGCTGCGATGAGATCGGTGGCGCGCGCGGTCGCTTCGACCCTGCCCTTCCATGTTCTGAACCATTCGGGGTCGTCCTCGATAGACCAGTGGCTCTTGCCGTCGTAGTCAGACATGTCCGTTTTGCCGTTTTCGGAGCCGTCGTCCACCCTGCTGAACACGTTGTCGCGTAGGCGGAACCCGCGCTGTATCCTCGGAAGATCGCTGGCTTGCGCGAGCAGTTGCTTCTCCCATGCGAGGGTGCGTTTCTGCTTGGGAACCCCGTATTCGGCTCCGAAGCTGCTGATGGCGTGCCATGTGCTGAGTATGCTCAGGCTTCCGTCTGTTGACCAGTCTCGCACGTAGGCGACGCGGCCGGTTGAGTCGAGGGCGATGTGCCCGTGTCGCATGTCCCATGCGGCCATGTAGTACCCGATGGGCGCGTACAGGTTGTTCGAGTTGGGGTTGGAGCAATCGACGTACTTGCCGTCGCGGTCCATGAACGTGTCGGCTCCTTCGTATCGGCTTGTCTGCATTCCGTTGATGACGTCGGCCGCATGGTGTGGCATTCCTGCGAGCTTTTTGATGCTCAGCGTATTATTTTCTGTCATTTTTTTCCTTCCTACGGTTCCGATCATACCACTTTACTAACGACAACGCAACTGACCCAATTGTACGTGTTATCGTGTTATATGCAAAAAGATTGCTTTTCTACACATTCCCATCACAATCGACATTTTAATTGTAGAATTCGTGTTATCCGCCAGCCCTTCTCCTATATAACTTTTCATCAACTATAACATCATACAATGATTTAGAGTATAAGATATATATATATATATATAGGTAAGGGGAAAAAGCTATTATTGTGATATCGTGTTATACGGTGCACTCCCCGATATAGCGACTCGCCGACTTGCCCTGCGAGCGCAAGCGTGATATACTGACGCACGACACAGAAACACAGCCAGCAAGGAGAAACCATGGCAGCCAGCACACTCAGCGAGACGGACGCCGGTACGTACATTGACCACTACGGTGATATCGTCTTCGTCTTCACCGACAAGGACGGGAAGAACAAGAGCCTCATACTGCAGAGAGACCCAACGCAAGGGTTCGGAAGCTTCGCGTACATGGGCGACGGATACTATGAGGACGACTACTCCCCCTACCTGCCCGTCCGACTGTTCCTGCCGGACATTAAGCGCCCCGACCAACCCACCTACAACTTCGAAGAAATCGAACGTGACGAAGATGCCGATGGCGCATGGATAGGCGATCAAGGTACACTCATCATCCACCGCAGTGATAGCGACCCATACCGTATGCTGCACGTCATGTTCACCTATGACGACCACTACGAACTCAAGTTCTGCCTGTACCGCTTCTCGCCCATCTTCAACAGGTTCCCAAAGGAAGAAAAATTCCGCCCCATCATGGAGGACGAACGCCTCACCATTGTGCCCATCACGCCCCTGGATGACCACATGCCCGAACACACGCGGGCGAGATACCGCGATGAACTCGATGACATCCAGAAGCAGATAGACCGCATGGGCGAGAAGATCAACTACTCCATCAACTGCATCCAGAACTGCCAGGAGACCATCGACGGCATCGCAGACCGCGTCTCGAAGATGGAACAAGATGACGATGCGACTAACGCCCGCGACATTCCAGACAGCGAAGGCTTCTGGCGCGACAAAGCCGGCGACATCTGGGTGCATGACGGCAATCCTGACCATGATGCGCTGCTCCTGTTCTACACGGAAGGCAAAAGCTTCTACAATATGCCAAAAGACAATCCATCACTATGGTCAACCACAGAAGGATACGGTCCCTACACTAAAATCGACAACCCCTTCATCCAAGGCGAAAACCATGCCGATTGACGACAGCTACCACTGCGACTGCGGACACATCATATACGACGGGTGGAACTACTGCCCAGGCTGCGGGAAACCAACAGGAAACAACACGGAATGGGATGAAACCGATGAGTACTATGAGCCGTAACAGCATACGAGTCAACGCCGACAGGCTCCGAGCCATCAGAAACAGCATGCTCGCCCTACGCGACACCATGGACAACGTCGCCCAAGCCAACCAGCAGTCAGTCGACCACTACACGCAGTGGGAGCCAAAATACGACGAGTTCGAAGACCGGGAAAGCGCCATGCGCTCCGCCGAAATAGCCATGCGGCTCGAACAGGCAGCCGACGACCTCAACGCAGCCGCCAACCAGATGGACCAGTCGCTGAAAATAGCGATAGAAGGAGAAATGCGGTGAGCAGATTCAACGCCATGCTCGCCCAAGCGCCAGAAGCACGATCGCTCCCCTGCGTAGTCGACCGGTGGGTCGACTCGCTCGAAGACGATGATCGAGAGGAATTCCTCCAAGCCGTCAACGACCCATCCATCCCATCCGTCACCATCGCACACGCCATGCGCCAGCTCGGATACAATGGAGGAAGGTCCACGTTCAGCCATTGGAGGACCGCGCAATGCCGCAAGTAGCAAAACTCATAGGCGACCTCACCGCCGACCATGACGCGCCCAAACAGTACCGAGGCGGGTACACGCTCGACGGGGACACAGGAACCGGCAGCACCGGACCCTACGATCCCAACAGTGAGCTCATCGCAACCAACGATGACATCCTACGCAAAATGGGATTGGACCCCACAGCATGGGTCATCGAAGGCAACGTCCACCAGTGGAGCAAACAGATGCAGGACGGCACCATGCGCGTCAGCATCTTCGCCGGATTCCACCGCAGGACAGACGAGAACGACAAGGCCGCACGAAACCTCGCCAAGCTCATCGTGCCCGTCATACCACGCGAGACAGCCAACGGCGACGGCGACCCGCTCATATTCGTCATCAGCGACCCGCAAGTCGGCAAACTCGACGAGAAAGGCGGCACGCCGCAGCTCATACGCCGATACGAGAACATGCTCAGCCAAGTCGCCGCCATCGCGCGCGACCAGAAGCCGTCCCGCATCATCATCGCCGACTGCGGCGACAGCATCGAGAACATCTTCAACTACAGCAACCAGCTCAGCCACGTCGACCTCACTCTCGACCAGCAGCTCGCCCAATGGCAGCGCATGTTCATCCAAGCCATCCAAACCATGCGCCAATACTGCGACGACATCACCGTCACCGCCGTGCCCAGCAACCACGGCGAAGTACGCAACGCCATGAAAGCGCAGACCGGCAACGGCGACTACGGCATCGGCGTGCTGAGGCAGATCAGCGACGCCTACACGCTGATAGGCTCATGGCACCCCACGTTCGTCTTCCCCGACAGCGAGTGGTCTGACTGCTCGCATATCAATGTCAGCGGCCACACGGTGCTGTTCACGCACGGCCATAATTCCGGCAAGCAGGACAAGATACCCAAGTGGATCGAAGGGCAGGCAGCAAACCGGGACAGCCCGTTCGCCACCGCAGACGTCATCGTGACCGGTCATTATCACAATAGGCGGTACCTCACGTCGCACGGCAGGCATATCGTGGAGTGCCCCACCTTGGAATCATCCTCGAACTGGCTGTACAAGACGGCAGGCGAATGGTCACAGCCCGGTGTCACCATATTCAACATGGGCGAGCGCGGGCTGCACGATCTACGTTTCATCGACTATGTGCCCGAACACAAGGAGGAATCACGAATCTCATCATCATCTCAATCTTCATCATCGGCGTCTTGGCGATCGCTTATGACATCGTATACACGCTAGCGAATGTACATACCGGCCCATTATGGGCGCGAATCTCAGCAATGATCCTACTGCTCGGAGGATACGCGGGAGTCATCGCGCTCACCATGCTTCTTCTCGGAATCCCAATCTCATAGAAGCCTCACAGAGAGCCTGAGAATAGGAGTCCGATAGATTATACCAACCAGCGGAGTTAGGCCCTCAGAGTGGGCAAAGAATGACGCACAGATGGTCTTAGCATACCATCCGTGCGTCATGTCTTACGTGTGACGAAGGAGATAACAAGAATGACA